GCCGACGCCGTCAGGCGTCGTGCAAGCTTTCGGCCCCTCCACCACCGCCTGCGGCGGCGGTCCCCCTCCCCATCGCTTCGCGACAGGGAGGATTGGCGGCGCAACATGATCGAGGGGAAATGACATGGGTTTGATGATCAAGGACCCGGGGGCGCGGGTCGATTATGCGTTTGATTGGGGCGATGCCTATGTCGACGGACAGGTGATCGTCGCGGCGAG